AAGGTTTACGTAATTAACAGGAGTTAACTGACCATCAGCAAACAATGGTAATTTTTCACCGTAAACTGGTATTAAATCTTTTGAATATACGAAATTTCCTTTCATGTTGTTTGTAAAGAAAAATAAAGCTAGAGTTTCCCCTAGCTTTATTTAATTGTTTGTTTTAAAACGGTAAGTCTACTGGCTTACTATTAACTTCTTTACTTTTTTCTTTTGACTTCTTTATAAACTCTATTTCTAGGTTTATAAACTCATCAACAGCTTTTTCAACTTCAGGAATCCAATCGTTATTAACGGTTGTAATTTCCTGAGTCATTTTTATCTACTAAGAAATAAAGTACAAAGTTACCTTCAGGAAGCTTAGTAGCCTCACTGGTTAATCCATAACCTTCAGCACCGTTTTCGCCTTTAATCCAAGGCTTCATCTTCATTGCTTTAGCACCAATGTCTGCGTTCTCATTCTTTAATTGACCCCAGGTTTCAGCTGCGGAAAATATTGTTTGAGCACCAGCCATATCTGATACTGAAGCATAAGTTATACTACGTGTAATCATTAACAATTAATAATTAGTTTGAAGAAAATTCAGAAGACAATACTGCTTCTGCGATTTTAAGGTTCTGCTCAAGAGTTGCTTTTTCAGCAGTCAAACGGAACACTTCTTTTACTTTGAATGGATTAGCGCCTAAAGCTGCATTGTAAGCTGCTGTAGTTGTAGCAATCTGAGCTTTCAAACCAGAGATTTCTTGTTCTACTTGTGCTTTTGCATTTGCTTCTGCTAATGTGATTTGTTCTGCTTTTACTGCTTTTTCGTCTGCTGCTAGACGTTGTGCGTACTTTGACATAATTGTTTTGTTTAAATTGTTTTAATTTTTTGAAGAACATCTTTTATTTTAGGGACAAGTTCTTCTATAGTCCCATTATTATCAATTATGAAGTTAAATTTAGAGTAGTTGTCTAATGCTGTTTCAGATATGTGTTGATCATGTGCTGAACAAGGATTAATCTTTCCTCTGTTTACACGCAACATAATACCACCTCTTTCTAAGATAGCATCAGCTTCATTAGGAAATCTTACATCAGTAATTATCCAGTTAGGATATTTACCTGTGTTAGTATAGGTATTCATGCCACCCCATTCATCCTTATAATCTGCGAATAAAGCATTAACCCATATATTAGGATGGATAACATCTCTCATTGCATCTGTACCTAGCTTTTGTAATAACCATCTTACGGTTCTTTTTGTATAAAAAGTATTTTCGTACGGTATTACTTGCCACTCTTTTCCTAATACTCTATCTTTAACTTCTTGTTTTTCCAGATCTTCAACAGGTATGCCTGTTAGCAAAGATACTATTTGTTTGAGTTTACCTGCAAACTTCTTTATTTGCCAAGTACTATTTTTAGTATAAATATCATTACTAAAATTATTTTTTATACACACATCTAATTCAGACTCTAAAAAAACCTTATTAAAAGAATTTTCACTGTTTTGAATATGTGTTAATACCTGTATAATCTTACCAACTGTATCTTTACCAGACCCTATTTTTCCTGACACGCCTATTATAGCCATAGTTTTTTCTCTAATTCCCTAAATCATTTCTAAACTATTAACCTATTTAAAAGGTTTAACATTACATTAGACAGGAAATAACCAAGTCCAGTTCCTAACATAGCACCTGTTGAATAAATTATTCTATCTCTCCAAGTACCGAAAGCAACTTTCTTCACATTTAATGTCCATATAAAAGAGATTAACCAACCTGTTATTAACATAGGTGTTATCATACCTTTTGAAATAAAAACTACATTCATGCTAACGAATGTTACTTGTAGAAATCCTGTAAGAAATAGTTTAATTTGATCCTTCATTTATTATTTGTTTAATTATTCTTTCTGATTCTGCAATCCCAACTGCTAATGCTAAATCTGTTTTATCTTTGGCTCTCCCCAGGAATTTTACTTCCAACCAAGGATACAACTCTTTGTATTTAGCAGTTTGATTCATTCCTGCTTTATCAGGATCTAACATTAAATAGATTTTATTAAACCTATCTTTTAACTCAAGCATTTTGTTATGCGGGACCATCGTAGTTTCTGATTTTCCTGCAATCGCATAATATCCTAACTTTTTACAAAATATAACATCTTTACAAGACTTATCAATTATGAGCTTGTCACCTGTAGTTGGAAGTTGTAAATACCCGAAAAAATAGTTTTCAGGCAGATCATTACGGAATTTATACTGTTTATTAACATAAGGAGAGTACAGTTGATAGTATTCTCCAACTCTATATGAGAACATAGGATCAGGAGCAGTTGTGGGTGCTACCTGACTTATATAACTCCAATAGAATTCTACTTGGTTGACATTGTACAGTGAAAGTAAATCATCTTTGATTTCAAATTGATCCCAAAATGCTCTACCTTTTTCTGTAAACGTTTGTGTTTTAATCCTGATTTTAATTTGGTCTTGCTTCGGTTTTTCATACCATATCTGTTTCTCTTTCCTAACTGGATCAGTTGTATTGAAACCTAATGCAAAGTCTTCATTAATTCTACTTAAGACCTCCTGTCTGGTGGATAATTGTTCTACCTTCTTTATTAAATGAAAAATAGATCCGCATTCTCCTGTACCATGATCTTTCCACATATATTCTAATGTAGGAGATCTTGACTCAAATATACTAAAGCTTGGGAAATTGTCTGCCCTGTAGTATGGAGCGTGATACGCTTTACCTGGTATTAACGGATCAATACCAGTATAAAAGCAATACAATGTATACTCATCTACAAGTGCAAGAACAGCTTCTTCAGAAAGTATCATGGACTTGTATATTTCATCAAAGTCCATTGTTTACTTATTTATTAACCAAATACAGAACTTGCAGCTGCTGCATCTTGTGTAGATACAGTTTGTGCTCCTCCTACTGGATTTGGATTATTAAGACCTTTAGTGATTTCATAAGGAGTAAACTTCAACTTAGAAGCTGATGCTGGAATCTCCATAGATTCAATAAAAGGTTGGCTATCTAAGAATCTTGTTCTTAGTTTAGCATAATGTTTAGCTTGTGATTGTCTCACAAAAATCATTCTGAATCTCTTTGGAGAATTCATGAATGGAGACATCTGGCTGATGAACTGATCAACAATGTTTGCGTATACTTTATCAAGTACGGTTTGATTAGTGATCTTTTCTCCAAGATTCTCCATAGTTACTCCAGTGCCTGCAAATATATCCCAACGGATCTTGTCAGCTGTAGTAAATTGTTGTAGAATCATGTTCAAAGGATCTTTTAATTCAGCTATCTTTTTAAGAATAGCATCCATTGACTCTTGTTCACCATTAAGGTTTGTAACTTTTGGTGGATAGATTAGGAAATCTTGTTCTGGAGCTTCAAAGCTAGTAGATGTACCTGAACCATTTAAGGCTGCTGTTGGGTCAATTACTACTGCTTGTTTTACACCAAGAACTAATGTTCCTTGGTCGTTTTTCGTTGTTTTGTGAATCTGTAAATTTTCATGTATTCCTACACCAATCATATAAAATAAAAAATTAAGTTACAAAGTTTAAGCTGGTACTTGCTCAGCTTCAGTTTGAGGTTTAGCCTCTCGTATAGTTTTCAAATTCTCTACAGTGTTAACTGGGTACAAAGACACATTCTCTCTACGAATGTAAGTCTTCTCGCCTTTGTTAGCACCTCTAGCTACTGTTTTAGGAATATATAATATACCATCTTGTGTTGTTACAGGATGTTCTACTACAAATTCTAAATCACAGTACTTTTGTTCATCAGTTAAATAACCTAATGAACGTACAAGATCAAGTAGCTCCTCACTTCTTGGGCCTTGTGTTATTACACTTGATTTTGGTGTTTTATCTTCATTATAACGACATGTACCAAATAAATCTACTTTAGGTTCTTGTTTATTAACAATACCAATTAAGATCATTCTAGGCATACTAGCTGTTGGCGTCCATTCTAATGAATCTACTATATCCAAACCAAATGATTGTTGTGTAGAGTCTTCACTGTTGTATTCTAATTTGAATCGTTCTACTAACTCCTTACTTGGATACACATCACCATTTGCAAAAATACGTAATGTTAATCCTTCTGGGTTAGATGATTTAGGAGGTCTTACCCTACCTGTGTCAATTAATGTAATGTTCTTTAAGTGATCGTACATATTAATCTGTAAAAATTCGGTCCCAATAAACCTTTGTTTCTCCTTGAGGTGTTTGCTCTGAAATAACAAAACTTCTGTTTCTTAAGTGGTCGGGACGAGCACCACATATAAGTTCATTCTGAGTTTCAAATGTTATATAACATTTATTTTCCTCTCTGTAAAGATAACCAATAGCATCAGCTTTCGAGCAAGTAATTGAACTCAGCTTACCCACTAAGTCTAACTCACGAGAGTTAACCTCCTTACCTTGCTTTTCTATTGACTTATCTTTTACGTGACCAAGTAATATAACTCTATCAGCAGCACTTCTAGCCTCGTTAATCATTATATCAAAAGCATCTCGTAGATACTTATAACCAGCACCATTAGGTAAACTAAGGATGTCTTTATTATAACTGGCGCCCATAGGTGTATTTTGATATAACTTTAAAGCCATAGGCATTACCATGTCTTGTAATGCTGTTGCTGTATCAATAGTTAAGTACTTATAAGGTTTACCTTTAGCTTTAACTTCATCACATATTTCTTTAAATTCTTTTGTGTTGTTTACCTGGAGTTTTAGAGCATCAACAAAGTTACTACCCTTTTCCAAGTCTAGTATTAAATTGTTGTCCAGAGCAGCTACCAAAGTTGTTTTCCCTACTTTCGGTGCAGAAAATATGATTAACAACTCTGGTGATTTAGTGCTTGCTTTTATTTTTTCTGTTGGTAATTCAATTGGCATTAACTCAATCTTTTGTTTAATAATGCTAAAGCATTATCTGTTAACTCTTCAAGACTATCAGCATCAATTGTAGCTAATGTGATAGCTTGTACGATCTTTTCTCTATCAGACCAATGTGGTGCTCTAACTGCTACTTCTTTCATTAAACGTTCCGTAACTTTACTCTCTTTGTACTCTTGGGCTTCTTTGATGAAATAGTCATCTTGAGTTATGTCATACTTCTTTAAAGTTTCCACAGCTTTCTTTAAATCTTTAAGCTCAACTCTAGTAAGGTTACTTAACTTTTTAATTTCTTTCTGTAATTCTTTTAGTACATTTTGATAATGAGCTTCATTGTCAGCCATTATTTGAGCTGCTAAAGCATGGATTTGTTCTCTTGTTATTTTCATGTTAATCAATTAGTTTTTTAGCTATCTCTCTTACAACATCATTAGAAACTCTGGTACATCCTACCTCTATAGATCCTTTTCTGAACGTTACTTCGTATTCTCCTGCCATAAACGGTCTTTCTGGAACTTTAAAGCTTTTTGGTGGTGTGGCCAACAAGATCATACCATTTAAATGGTGCTCTGTTTCATCTAAATCTACTCTCCACGAGTTTTTAAAACCTAATTTAGTATTTCCTTCACCTCCATCCAGGTCCCTAGTATTCTGACAGAAGTATAAAATGTCTCCCTCCACTAAAATTAATCCTTCTGAAGAGTTACCAGCAATTTTTCCTTTAAAATAAGTACCTGTCTTTACTTTAGTCCAATCAATTGTTGGGTTGTTAACTAAAAATTGTGGGTCAGTAACTAATACCTCTTTCTTAGTTACTTTTTTAACTACTTTTTTTGTTGTTTTCTTTTTTGTTTTCATATTTTTAATTATTAGTGCCTTGTTGCTAAATCGTAATCCTGTGGTGTCATTAAAGAAGCATCTTTTAGTTGTGTAAACATACCTAATGCACCGTCAAACTTCAATGCTGCATACTTCTGGGCTTGACCATATCTATTCTTCATTATATGAACAGATACTAACCAACTTTTAAGTTGTGCTACATCATATCCCCTCCAGATAGTCTGATCATCTCTTAAGTATCTCATAGGAGAATACAGACCTAAAATAACCATAGCGTCTTTAGTTGGACCTGTTGAATCCATAAAATCTTTAAGTATTGGACCTTGAATACCAAACCTAGCCCTGTCTGTAGTAGCTAAATCTGAATTGAATTGTTGTATAGGAACAAATATAAAATTACATTTATTCCTAAACCTCAAACCAATCCTTGATATTCTGTCTATACTTGATTTTACAGTTGTATGTCCAGAGTCTAATGCAGCTAAGTTAAGTGTATCAAAAGTTACTATAACATGTAGATTAGGATTATTAGGAGTATAATCTCCACAATCATCTATAAATCTACCTTCTCTACTGAAACTACCATTTCTGAGAGCTACTTCCATAAGTATATCATGAAACTGGGTTGGGTTGATTTCATTATCAACTACAATCATTTTTCTTGACATACCATTAATGTACTCTCTATAACTAGTCACAATAGTATTATCATCCTCACTTAAAGGTGTAGACCAGCTAAACATCTTGTTAGGTGGTATAACTTTCTGATAATCTTTATAAGCTAACCTGGTAATAGTGGAAGCATAATTCATCTCTTTAGGTACTTCCAAACTACAGTCTACAAATAACACATCTAATAGATCTGTATCGTTTACTGCTAAAAATTGTTCGTAGACGTTATCAATGAATACACTTCTTGTAAAACTAGTCTTACCAGTGCCAGTATCACCACCTAATAGATAAGTGTGTCTTTGTTTAATACCAAATAACACTTCATCCAGCTTAGGTATGTTAAACTTAAGCTTAGGAGTTGTAGAGGATCTACCAGCATTTATTAAATCAAATGTACTATTTGCTGACATTAATCTTCGAATCTATTAGTTCCATCATTCTGGTTTGATTTAACAGCTTGACCTGTCCAACTATCATACTCATGTTTCCAAATATCTTTATCAAGATAGTTAGATAATAAAGCTTTGTAAGATACCGTTTTATAGTAATTTTTAG